CCATCGCAGGGCTCCCCATAAGCGGCCCTTCCTGCCCAGCGGCTACGTCTTCGCCAATCTGGACGAGCCCGCCTTTGCCATTGCCCGCCAGTTACCCGACGTGACCGGCGCCCTTCGCATCCTCTGCGCTACAGGCGAGGAGACTTACGCAATGGATCGGCACATAGGCGACATGATCGGCGTGTTTATCGAGTCCATCCGGGTCAGGGAGCGGGAAGGCGAGTTTGACCACACCCGGCGCAAGGGCGAGGGGCTATCCGTTGGCCAGCGGGTCAAGGTCACGGTCGGCGCATGGATGGGCCACCTTGCTACGATCAAGGCGCTCAAGGGCAAGCACGCCGTGGGTATCCAGGTTGACGGGTTTGCGGCTCCGGTGGACATTGACGCGGCAAAGCTGGAGGCGGCGTGATGACCGGAAAGTACGGTCAAGGCCGCAGCGGAATGTATGCCTACAGCGGCAACGCTTACGCGGCGATGGCCAATGGAGCCCGCCCGTACCGATTTCCCGGCGCGCAAGTCGTGACGCGAGAGGAGTTCATGCGCCGCGCGGTCTCCTGCTGGAATGCCGCCATCGCTCGCGGTTTTGTCTGCTGCTAGTACACCACCCCTTGCGTCTTCCGCAAATCATGGCACTATATCTTTGGGCTGGGCGTCATATGCCAACAGCCGGAGGCGGCAGGGCAAGCGCCCATAGTCAGAAATGCTCGGGTAGCGCCGGGCCGTCCAGCCTGAACCTGTGAGGTTTGGCAAGCCGTCAATGTGCCCAAAGACATTCGCGCCGACGCGCAACCACATCGCCGCGACCGGTTTACCGCTCGCCCCCTCCGGGTTCCGGCTTGGAGGTCTCCCATCGCCCCCGGCGCGGCCTCCCTTACAGGCAAGCCCTAAACACTGACCGCTGACCGGCGGGCGACCCCTTACCCCATCTGTGTTCTGCGCTGCGGCAACGGCCAGATTGGGAAACCTGTCAGCAACCGAAAGGACTGACCAATGCCCGGCGGGCGTCCAACTCTTTACGATCCGGCATACTGCGAAGAGGCCAGAACCTTCCTGAAGGATGGCTATTCAACCGCCGCCCTGGCTGGAAAGCTTGGCGTAGCGGTCTCGACCGTCAGTTTGTGGATCGATACGCATCCCGAGTTTTCGGAAGCCGTAAAGGTCGGACGGGCTGGAGCCGTTCAATGGTGGGAGGAGCGAGCCCGACACCTGGCCATGACTGGCGAAGGCAACGCCACGGCTGTTGTGTTCGGCCTGAAAAACCGCGCGTCCGATGAGTGGCGCGACATGAGCTACAGCAAGCACGGCGGCGAAAACGGCGAGGCGATCAAGCTAGAGGTTTCGTGGGCGTCCAACGGGTAGTCATCCCCTACTGCCCGCGCGAGCCGTTCAAGCCGTTCCACAACAGGCAACAGCGTTTCGGCGCCATCGTCGCGCATCGGCGAGCGGGTAAGACGGTTTCGGCGATTAACGAGCTGATCAAGGCCGCGCTGACCTGCGGCAAGTCCAACCCGCGCTTCGCCTACGTCGCGCCGTACTTTGCCCAGGCCAAGGATGTCGCCTGGTCCTACGTCAAGCACTACACGGGCGTTATCCCCGGCGCGGAGGTAAACGAAAGCGAGCTGCGCGTTGACCTTCCCGGCGGTGGTCGGGTTCGTTTGTACGGTGCTGACAATTACGACCGACTGCGCGGCATCTACCTTGACGGCGTGGTGCTTGACGAGTTCGCGGACATGGACCCGCGAGCGTGGTCTGAGGTCATCCGCCCGGCTCTGTCCGACCGGCAAGGCTGGGCGATCTTCATCGGCACGCCGAAAGGCCAGAACGCGTTTCACGACATCCACCTTCGGGCGGAAAGCGACCCGGAATGGTTCTCGCTGGTCTTGCGGGCTTCGCAGACGGGCTTGATCGCTGACGAGGAGCTTCAGTCCTTGCGCAGCGAGCTTTCAGACGACGAGTACCAGCGCGAGTTTGAGTGCAGCTTTGATGCGGCTGTTGAGGGCGCTTATTACGCCAAGCTTATAAACGCCGCTGCTGATGAGACGCCTAGCCGTATCTGCCGGGTTCCGATTGATCCGGTTCTCCCCGTTCATGCGGCCTTTGACCTTGGCATCGGCGACGCAACGGCGATCTGGCTGGCGCAATTCACGGGCCGGGAAATCAGGCTGGTGGACTACATCGAAAACAACGGTGTGGCGCTCGATTGGTACGGCAAGGCGCTTAAGGATCGCGGCCACACGTACGAGCCGTTGATCCTGCCTCACGACGCCCAGGCGCGCGAGCTGGGGACCGGCAAGAGCCGCGTGGAAATGTTCGAGGCCATGGGGTTCAAAACCCGCGTGCTTCCGGCAACCAGCGTCGAGGACGGTATCGAGACGGTGCGCCGCTACATCCCGCGCATGTGGATTGATGGCGATAAGTGCGCGGCTGGTCTTCAAGCGATCAAGCAATACCGCGCCCGCAAGGATGAAAAGCGCCGCCTCACGCTAGGCCCGCTGCACGACTGGACAAGCCACGCGGCGGACGCGCTCCGCTACCTCTGCCTTGCGTATCAGGAACCGATGATCAAGCGACCGCGCCCGCAATCGCAGGTCGGCTCTTACGGCTGGATGGGCTGATGTCTGACGATATTCTAGACCAGGCCCGCGAGGCGTTCGAACAGGCGCGCGACGCGGAGAACGAGAACCGCGAACTGTGGCTTGACGACGTGAAGTTCGCCCGCCTTGGCGAGCAATGGGACGAGCGCGTTAAGCAGCAGCGCGAGCTTGAACAGCGCCCGATCCTGACGATTAACAAGCTGCCCGCGTTTATTCGGCAGGTCGTTAACGATGCCCGGCAGAACAAGCCCAGCATCAAGGTACACCCGGCGGACAGCGATGCGGATCCGGCTGTGGCGGATATCTACTCCGACCTGATCCGCAACATCGAGTACACGTCTGACGCCGACGTCGCCTATGATACGGCGATGGAGTGCGCGGTAACGGGTGGGTACGGGTTTTTCCGTATCAACACCAAGTACAGCAGCGACGACACGTTCGACCAGGACATCTGCATTGACCGCATCGCCAACCCGCTGGCGGTCTATGGCGATCCCTTTTCCACGGCGGCTGATAGCTCCGACTGGAACAGCGCGTTTATCGTTGACGTCGTCAAGAAGTCGGTTTTCGAGCGCGAGTACAAGGGCGCCGACGCGGTCAACTGGAATGACGAGCCCTACACCAGCCTGCGCGATCCGTGGATTTCTGACGATAGCGTGCTGATCGCCGAATGGTGGAAGCGCGACAAGGTCAAGAAGCAAATCCTGCTGCTGTCCAACGGCGAGATTATCGACGCGAAGGTCTACCAAGAGCGTAAAGCTCTGTTTGACGCTGACGAGGTTGTCGTGGTCGGCTCGCCCCGCGAGATCGAGGGCCACAAGGTCACGCAATACACCATGACCGGGGCGGAGGTGCTGTCCACGGTCGAATGGCCGGGCAAGTACATCCCGATCATTCCCGTCTATGGGGACGAGGTAAATGTGGAGGGCAAGCGGTATTTCCGCTCGCTGATCCGCGACGCCAAAGACGCCCAGCGGATGTACAACTACTGGCGCACGATGGCGACGGAGCTGGTGGCCCTGGCGCCCAAGGCTCCGTTCATCGGGCGTGTCGGGGCGTTTGAGACAGAGCGCGCCAAGTGGGAAACCGCCAACAGCGCGACGCACGCGTTTATCGAGTACGACGGGCCGGAAGCTCCGCAGCGTCAGGGCTTTGCGGGTGTGCCTGCCGGGGCGCTGCAAGAGGCGCTGTCCACGTCCGACGAAATGAAGGCGATCCTTGGCATCTATGACGCCTCGCTGGGCGCCAGGTCTAACGAGACGAGCGGGCGGGCCATTATGGCGCGTCAGCGGGAAGGGGACGTTTCGACGTTCCACTTCGTGGACAACCTGACGCGGGGTATCCGGCACGCGGGCCGGGTCATCATTGACCTGATCCCGCATGTCTATTCGACCGAACGGATTGTTCGGGTGATGGGCGTGAGCGGCCAGCCGCGTAACATCCCGGTCAACCAGCCGACGCAGGCTATTGACGAGAACGGCCAGCCGGTCACGGACGAACAGGGCAATCCGGTTGCGGCGGTCTACGCGCTGGACGCTGGCAAGTATGACCTGATCGTCGCTGCCGGCCCGTCCTACACGTCACGCCGCGAGGAAGCCGCCGAACAGATGACGGCGCTTATTCAGGCGTTCCCGCAAGCCGCTCCGGTGCTGGGCGACCTGATCGCCAAGACGATGGATTGGCCCGAACACGAGGAAGTGGCCAAGCGCCTCGCCGCGCTGAACCCCCAGGCTCAACAGCAAGGCGGCATCCCGCCGGAACTGCAACAGCAAATCCAGCAAGGGCAGGCCATGATCGGCCAGCTACAGGCGGAAAACGAGGCCATGAAGTCGGACCAGTCGCTGAAGGCGGCTGAGCTTCAGGTCAAACAATTCGAGGCCCAGACCAAGCGGTTTGAGGCCGAGACCGACCGCGCAAGGGTCGAACAGGAAATGCGGCTCCCCGCATTGGGCCAAGCCTTCGGGCAGCCCTAGAACTAACCCCAGAGGGACAACATGGAAGACGAGACCAATCTGGAGGCGCAAGCCCCGGAAGTCGAGGACGTGCAGGACGATCTGGACGTTGAGTACGAAGGCGACGCCGACGAGGCAGAGCCGGAAGACGATACCGAAGAGGTTGACCTAGACGGGGTTAAGCATCGCATTCCGAAGGCGCTCAAGGGCGCGTTCCTGATGCAGGCGGACTACACCCGCAAGACGCAAGAGATTGCAGAACAGCGCCGGGAACTGGGCGAAAGGCTGGCCCAGCAAGCCAAGACGTCGGATGAGATTGTTCAAGCCAGAGCCCGCGTGGTCATGGTGGAACAACAGCTTGCGGAATATGAGACCATCGATTGGGATGGCTGGGAACAACGGGTTTCCGCCTTTCGTGCTGCCGGGCAGTACGACCAGGCGCAAGAGGACGCCCTTGCGCTCCAAAGCGCCCTTCGCAAACATCAAGCCTTGAAGGAAGCGCGCGCCGACGCGGGACGATACGTCGAAACGGCGCAACAGGAAGCCGCACTGGCATCGGCACGCGAGAGCGCACGCCAAGCCCAGGAAAGCATGGCTTACCTTGAACAGAACAACATCGCCCTTACCCCTGATCTCGCTGGCAAGCTGATCCAGTTCGGAACGCAGTTTGGGTACAGCCCGCAAGAGCTGAACCAAGTGACTGACGCGCGTTTCATCGTGGCCATGCACCGGCTTATGGAACTGGAAAAGGGCGCGAAGACAAGCCGAGCCGTTCAACAGGGCCTCAAGGCTCAATCGGTCCAACCGGCCCAGAAGGTGCGGGGCGCTAATTCCGCCTCCCCCGGCAAGCTGGATGACCGTGCGAGCGTTGATGCCTGGATGAAGGCTCGCCAAGCCCAAGCCCAGGCCGCCCGCAAGCGCGGCTAACCCCCCATCAGCGTCGAGAGACGCCGACCCTCCCTTAGAAGGAACTTTTCGTCATGAGCAATGCGCTTCTGACGCCGACCGCCGTCACTCGCGAAGCCCTCCGCGTGCTGCACCAGAAGCTGACCTTTATCGGCAGCATCAACCGTCAGTACGATGACAGCTTCGCCAAGTCCGGCGCCAAGATCGGCGATAGCCTGAAAATCCGCCTGCCGAACCAATACACGGTTCGCACGGGCCGCGTTATGGGCGTTCAAGACACGAACGAAACCAGCGTCACGCTGCAAGTCGCCACCCAAAAGGGTGTTGATCTGGCGTTTACGTCGGCTGACCTTACCCTGTCGCTGGACGACTTCTCCAAGCGTATCCTTGAGCCCGCTATGGCGGTTCTCGCGGCTGCGATTGAGAGCGACGCCCTGAACATGCGTAAGGACGTCTACAATCAGGTCGACAACACCGCTGCCGCCATCACCTTCGCGAAGGTGCTGGAAGGCCGCAAGAAGCTGGAAGACAGCCTCACCCCGGCTGGCAACCGCACGGCCCTGCTTAACACCCTCGACAACGCCCGCCTGGTGGACGCCCTCAAGGGCCTTTTCCAAGACGGTCGCGAGGTCGGCAAGCAGTACCGCGAAGGCTACATGGGCTACGCGTCGGGCTTCGACTTCGCCGAAAGCACCCACCTTTCGACGCAAGAGCGCGGCGCGGGCAACGCCAGCTACGCCGTGACCACTACGGTTTCGGCTCAAGGGGCCACTTCGGTTGTCCTGAAGACCGGCACCGGCGCCATTCAGGCGGGCGAGATCATCACCTTCGGGTCGGTGTTCTCTGTTCACCCTGAAACCAAGGTCTCGACCGGCAACCTGCAACAGTTCGTCGTCACGTCGAACTACGCGGGCGGCGCTGGCACCATCAGCGTCTCCCCGGCCATGCAGACGACCGGCGCCACTCAGAACATCTCGGCCTTCCCGCAAGCTGACGCGGTCGTGACCATCTCCGGCACGGCCTCGACCAACTACGGGCAATCGATGATGTATCACAAGGACGCGTTCACCTTCGCGACCGCTGACCTTGTGATGCCCAAGGGCGTCGATTTCGCCGCGCGTGAAGTCTATGACGGCGTGTCTATGCGCGTCGTTCGTCAGTACGACATCAACAACGACCTTCTCCCGTGTCGTCTCGATGTCCTCTACGGCTACAAGACGCTTCGCGCTCAACTGGCGACCCGTATCGCCAACTCCGCTTCGGTCTAAGGAGATCATATCATGGCTGTGAAGCAACTCTCTGACGGCAATCCGGACGGCACTACGCTTGGCCAATCGGCCACCGACCTGATCGCCTTTTATGGCGCCACTCCGCTGGCCCGTCCGGCGGGTGCGGCTCAAGCTGCGGTTACTGATGGTTCGACCGGCACTGCCGCTGCGACCAACGGTATCGCCGCTCTGACTGGCACCTACAACAGCACGATCCTTGCCAACGCTATCGCCACTCTCGCGGCCCAGGGCAACGCCCTGCGCAATGCGCTGGTGTCGCTTGGCGCTATCAAGGGCGCTGCGTGAAACTACTTGTGGCTATCCCCGCCTATGACGGCGGGATTACCGTGGAAACGGCGCGCTCCCTGCTCAATGAGCAGGGGGCTGCGGCCCTCACGGGTGTAGAGTTTGAGGTCGCGTTTCTTCCGCGATGCAGCCTGATCACTCAGGCGCGCGACCAACTGGCGAACCAGTTCATGGCCAGCGACGCGGACAAGATGATTTTCCTCGATAGTGACGTTGCATGGGAGCCGGGCGCGGTGCTGCGACTGGCCAGCCACGACGTTGACTTCGTCGGGGGCGCTTACCGGCTGAAGCAAGACGCGGAAGCCTATCCGGTGACGTGGCTGGCGGGCGAGGAGCTTTACGCGGTCAACGGGCTGCTGGAGGTCGAAACCCTCCCCGGCGGCTTCCTGTGCCTCTCCAAGCGGGTGTTCGAAACCCTGGCCAAGCCGGAACACGTCTATTCGCATTTCGCGTTCACGGGCTTTGCGTTCTTCCATGTGCCCAGAGGGGGCGGGGAGGATACGCGGTTCTGCCTCGATTGGCGGGATGCGGGCGGCAAGGTGTGGCTGGACCCTGAACACCGGCTGACGCACGTCGCGGGGTCGAAGTCCTACACCGGCCATATCGGCGAATGGATCAAAAATGGCTCTAACCACTTACAGTGAGCTAAAGACGTCCATTGCGTCATGGCTGCACCGCACTGACCTGACGTCGGTGATTCCGGATTTCGTGACCCTGGCTGAAAAGGCGTTCGGCACGGGACCGGAGGCGATCAAGTCGCCCCGCATGATGACGCGGCTCGCGATTACCGTTGATGCGGAATATGAGGCGGTCCCGTCCGATATGGTCGGCATCGTGTCTCTGACGCTGACCACGAACACGGACATTTACCCGCTCGACAACGTGACGCCGGAGAGCCTCGCGTTCTTGCGTGCGACGACGGACATTCAGGCGGCGTTCCCGCGCTCGTTTGCGATGGTGGGCGACGATTTCCGCTACTCGCCGGTTCCCGATCAGGCGTACACGGGCGAGCTTGCCTACTATGCCGCGATCCCGGCGCTGAGCGATAGCAACGCGTCCAATTGGGTTCTGGCCAACTATCCCAACGTCTACCTTTACGGCTCGCTGCTACAGGCGGCGCCGTACCTGGTGGACGATGAGCGGGTCGGGCTTTGGCAACAGCTTTATCAGACGGCGCTGGCGGGGCTGATCGCCTCTGAGCGGCGGCGTCAGGGCGTGATGTTCACGCCGCAATTCACCGCAAACGACATCATCCCGACGCGGCGGGGCTACTTCAACATCACGACGGGGCTCTAAATGTCTCACTCTCCTCAAGGGGTGGCGGTTCTTACCGCTGTTCTCACACGCCCTGCCGATACGACGGCCTACACGGCTAACGATCTGGTTGCGCTTCAGACGGCTGTTGTGCCGGTCAACTCGCCTGCCATTGTGAACGCCGTGGCCATGAAGGGCGATGCGTTTCGGCTGGACCGGGTGCGGCTTCGCAAGTCCAGCATTTCGCTGACAAGCGCCAGCTTCCGGGTGCATTTCTTTGACCGGCTCCCGACGTGGACGGTTGGCGACAACGGCGCCGGGGGTGCGATTGGCGCGCTGGCGGTGACGGACATGGCCGGGCACTGTGGGTTCGTTGACGTGACGATGGACCGGGCTTCGGCTACGGCGGGGGCCTATGGCATGGCCAACCCGTCGTCAGGCGCGATCACCATCGCCCCCCAGGCTGACACGACCATCTACATCGCGGTTCAGGCGACGGCGGCTTACACGCCTGCCTCGGCTGAGGTGTTCACGGTTGACGTCGAGGGCATCCGCCCTTGACACCCGCGAGCATCATCCCGGTTTTCGGATCGCAGCGGCCTTACGCCGATCTGAACTTCGCGGGCGGATCATTTGGGCTGGACGGTCGGACGGTGAGCGACCTGACTGCGCTTCCCGGCTTTACGTTCACGCGTGCGTCCCTCGCTATGGGCTACGACGCGACGGGGAAGCTGACGTACGGGCCGAATAATCTAGCGACGTTCTCACAAGCGTTTGACAACGCCGCGTGGGCAAAAACGGGCGCGACGGTTAGCGCCGATAGCACCGCCGCACCGGACGGAACGACTACCGCCGACACGCTGATCGAAGATACCTCGACCGGCGGCCACCTGTTGAACCGCACGATCACGACAGGTTCGGCGGCGCCCATCTGCTACAGCGTTTACATCAAGGCTGGGCCGGGTTCCCGCAAATACCGCTTGGAGTGGTTCGACGGCGGCTCTTACATTTGGCGCGGTACGTTCGACCCGTCCGACAATACGTTTTCGACCATCTCGACGCCGGGCCTTGCTTACGGCTCGGTGAGCGTCGGCAACGGCTGGTATCGGGTCTATATGGTCGCCCAGCCGGCTGTGACCGGAACATCGCAACAGCTTCTCCAATACCTCGTCAGCGGATCGTCCACGTCGTACACCGGCGACGGAACGTCCGGCATCTTCATCTGGGGCGCTCAACTCGAGGCCGTCACCTACCAGACGACCCCCAGCACCTACTACCCGACGACAACGGCGGCATACTACGGCCCGCGCCTCGTCTACGACCCGGTAACGCTGGCCTCTCAGGGCATCCTCGTGGAGGAAGCGCGGACTAATCTGGCGTTGCAGAGCAACACGTTTACCTCTGGTACGTGGCCCACGGCGACCAACGTAACAGTCACGGCAGCGGATGCGGTCAGTGTCGATGGAACTACCAACGCCTCAAAGTTAGCAGACAACACGACGGCGGGCGTCCAGCACCGGATTTACCGCGACTACACGTTTACTTCGGCTGCGGCGCACACGCTCTCGCTGTTCGTAAAGCGCAACGACCATCGCTGGATGCGGCTGTTTTTCTTTGACGGAACCACATCTTTTTGGGCGAACTTCGACATGCTCAACGGCGTTGTCGGCAGCAAGCAAGCATCAACCACGAGCCGCATAACGAACGTCGGTAACAGTGGCTGGTATCGCGTCGAAATGACGGCCACGGTGGCTGCTGCGGCGGGCAATATACAGCTTGTTATGTTGGAGTCTGACGACACTGGCGTTCCGTCGCTGTACACCGGCACCGGCACATCGTTCTGGGTGTACCAAGCCCAACTCGAACTCGGAACCGGAGCATCATCCCCCATCCCAACCACAACAGCGGCGGTAACGCGGGCGGCGGATAATGTGAACTTCACGGGGTTGAGCGCACCCGCGCCTTACTCGGTTGTATCCGAGTTTAACGTCCCCCGAACCGCCTCGGGCGTCGATATCGTCAACTGGGGCACGCTTGCGAACGGCGCTGGCCAATATCTTGCGACGTCTGGGCTGGCGTTTGTGCGCGAAAGCAGCTCGACGACGGCGCTGGTCATAGGCGCGACCGTCACGGCAAACGTAACGCAGAAAATGGCGGCTCGGTATGCCGTCAATGACGTAAACCTTGCCGTGAACGGGACGCTTGCAACGGCGGACACGTCCGTTACACCGCCTACCCTCACCAATATCGCGCTCTCAAACTCAGTGTACGGGTTTGGCGGGATTAACATCAACGGCACCATCTCCCGCATCCGCATTTACAACCGCGCCCTGCCGGATGCCCAACTGCAAAGCCTCACGACATGAGCTGGAATCCTGCGCTGATCGATGGGCCAATAACCGTCTACACCTACGGCGAGCCCGACGCTGATGGCGTCCGCCCTGTCACCGGGACCATTGAAGGCTATCACATCAACGTCGCCCCCTGGCTCGTGACCGAGGAGCTGGCGTTCTACGCCGTGACGCCTGAGAACCCGGTGCGGATCTTCGCGGGCGGCTCAACCGGGTGGCTTAAGTTTCCCGATGAGGCGACGGCGCGGGTGCTGTTGGCCGACTACTGGATCGACGACGCGGCCTAGCCGCTCTCCGCACAACCTGACTGCAAACACTCGCAACCGCGAGGGGATGACCTATGGCTGACAGCACGACCACGAACTATAGCTGGACCAAGCCCGAAGTCGGCGCTTCCAGCGATACCTGGGGCACTAAGATCAACACCGATCTGGACGGTATCGATACAATTGTCTTCGGCAAGGTGGACAAGGCCGGTTCTACCATGACCGGCGTGCTAGTCGGCACAACGCCTGCGGCTGGCGGTGCGGGCTATGCCTCGTTCCGTTACCCGCATGGCGCGGCTCCGACCACGAACATCACCAACGGCGATGCATGGACCACGACGGCGGGGTTTTTCGTTCGCCTGAACGGCACGACGCATCAACTGGCCTCGCTGGCCGGTGGCACGTACACCGGGCCGGTGATCACGGTGGCCTCTGGTACGGGTGCGGCAGGGTTCAACGTCCCGGCTGGCACGGCTCCCACTAGCCCGAACAATGGTGACGTGTGGGTCACGTCGTCGGCTCTGTCGGCGCGGATCGGCGGGGCTAATGCCGCGATCAAGCCGGGGGCCTGTATTGCGGGGATGGGTTATGCCACGGTCTCGGGCGGCATCATTTCTACGCAATGGGTGTCGGGCGTTATCAGCACCATCACGCGAAACAATACGGGCCGCTATTTGGTAACGCGCTCGGCGGCTTCGGCGGCGCTTGACTGGACCGTTAGCGCCACGACGGGCACTAACTCGACGCCGCTAAATGTCGAAACAACGCCAGGCACGCAAACCACGACAACGGCTGAACTGCGGTTTACCAACACCTCCGGCACGTTGACCGATCCTAGCTACTTCACGGTCATTGTTTACGACCGCGTGCTGTAATGCTGGTCAACATTGACTTGCCGCCGGGGCTGATGGCCAACGGCACGGCAAGGCAGGCCAAGAACCGATGGCGGGCCGGGAACCTTATCCGCTGGCCTGATGGCAACAACCTCCAGCCGGTCGGCGGATGGGCGGCAGCGACCGCAAGCACGGTCACGGGCAAGGCTCGCGCCTGCCTGCCGTGGGTGGCCACCAATGGCAACCGATGGCTAGGCGTGGGCACCCATTCGGGCCTGTACGTCATGTCTGCCGATGGCACGATCACGGACATCACGCCAAGCGGATTCACGGCGGGCTCTGCGGATGCAGGTTCCACGACGGGCTATGGCGGCGGGGCCTATGGCGCCGGGACTTACGGCACGCCGCGACCCGATACCGGCACCTATACGCCCGCTTCGGTCTGGTCGCTCGATACCTGGGGTCAATACCTTGTCGGGTGCATGGACGGCGACGGCAAGCTGTACGAATGGCAACTGAACACGGCGTCTGACGCTGCGGCGATCTCCGGCGCTCCGACCGGCTGCACGGGACTGGTGGTCACGGCGGAGCGGTTTATCTTCGCGCTCAAGAACCGGACGGTTCACTGGTGCGACCAAGGGGTCAACACCGACTGGACGGCGGGTGCGACCGATCAGGCCGGGGACCAGGAGCTTGACACGGCGGGGCGGCTTGTCTGCGGCCAGCGGGTCGCGGGGGGAACGCTGCTGTTTAGCAATGTGGACGTCTGGCTGGCCAACTATCAGGGCCTGCCGACCGTCTACGGCTTTACCAAGGTCGGCGATAACTGCGGCATTGTCGCCAAGGGCGCGGCGGTCGGGCTCGATAGCCGCGCGGTGTGGATGGGGCAAGACAACTTCTACATCTACGACGGCGGGGTGTCGCAGCTTCCTTGCGAGGTGGCTGACTACGTGTTTTCCGACCTGTCGGCGGCGGCTATCTCCAAGGTCTCGGCGTGGCACAACACGCAATTCTCTGAGGTCTGGTGGTTCTATCCGTCTGGGGCCTCCACTGAGAATGACCGCTACGTCAAGTGGAGCTACCGGACCAACGCCTGGGACGTAGGGACGCTCTCACGGACCTGCGGCGCGCCTGCCGGTGTGTTTACCTATCCCATCTGTGTTGACGCCTCTGGGGCCATCTACACGCACGAGTTTGGCTGGTCATGGTCGGGGGCGACGCCCTACGCGCGCACGGGGCCGTTTGAGTGGCCGGGCGAGGGTGGCGGCTCGGATCGGCGCTCGCTCATTCGGGGTTTTGTGCCCGATGAGGCGACGGTCGGCGATAGTCAGGTGACGTTCTACGCCAAGCCGTGGCCCAACGGGTCAACAGAGACCTTTGGTCCCTACACCATCTCGACAAGCCCGGTGGACTGCCTGTTTTCGGGCCGGGACATTGAGATGCAGATCAGCTTCGTGACGCCAAGCGATGCACGGGCCGGGGTCTATCAATTCGACGTCAAGCCGATGAGCAAGCGATGAACTTTCCGCAGGCGCCGGGGACGTATGACCGGCAGAACGAGGCGCTGTTCCGGTCTCAACTCGCGCAACAGGACGACGCCAATCACAAGCGCGGGCGGGATATCGAGGTTGGCAAGGGCTGCCGTGTGATCTTCGTCGATACGGTCACGGGCACGCGCTACGCGGTCGCGGTGACGAGCGGCGCGCTGGCATTGACCGCCCTTTGAGAGAGTGGATCGAGGCCGCCCTACGCGATGGCGGCGACCGTTGGACCTATGAAAGCGTCATTGCCCAGATCGAAGCGGGCGAGGCGCATCTGTGGCTGTTTGAGCGGTCGGCGCTGGTGACGCAGTTCATCGACGAGGACGCGGGGCGGACGCTGTTCTTCTGGCTGGCCGGTGGCGATTTGGCGGAGATCCTTTCGCACGAGGACGGGATAACCGCCTGGGGCAAGGCTCAAGGCTGCACGCGCAAGGCATTGGTCGGACGTCGGGGCTGGGAAAAGGCTCTCGGCTGGAAAGTAGTGGGCGTTGCGCTCGCGGAGAATATCGAATGAGCAATCTGTTCAAGTCGAAGACGAAGACGACGTCTACGACGGCCTCGAACCCGCAAACGGCGGCGCTGTTTAACCCTGCGTTCAACAACATGCAGGGGCTGATCAACAGGCCGTTTACCCCGTATGAGGGGCAGCTTTCGGCGCCCATGAACGCGGACCAACAAGCGGCGCGGGGCCTGCTGAACGTCAACGCGGGACAGCGCGCGACCAACGCGGCGGCGCGTGGCGCTTACGGGCTGATGGGGTCTCAGGCCCCGGTGGTCACGCCTGCGGCCACGCAAGCGCAAGGCTACCGGTTCAGGCCGATGCAAGCGGCCAACGCCGGGCAAACCAACAACGTCACGGCGCAAGGCTATCAGCCGATCACGGGGCAGTCGGTGCAGGCCGGGCCTGCTGCTATGGCGATGGGCCAAGGCTACCAGGCCACGCAGATGGGCCAGGCGCCGACCGCGCAAACCGCCCTGATGAACGGCGCGCAAGCTGGCCCTGCGGCCATGTCCAACGCCGCGTCGGCTGGACCGGCAATGCTGGCCAACGCGCAAGGCTATCAGTCGCAAGGCTATCAGTCGCAGGGCTATAATCCGGCAATGACGGGGGCGGCTTCGGCTGGCCCTGCTGCGCTTGGCACGGCTCCGACCGCTGGCAATGCCTACATGATGAACGCCGCGCAGGCTGGCCCGGCGGAAATGGCGCAGGCCGCAAGCGTCAACCGTGGCGCCGTGCGGAACGTTGACGCCGATACTATCGCCTCGGGAATGGGGCTGTATCGAAACCCCTTTGAAGATCAAGTCGTTCAAAACTCGCTGAGCGATCTGAACCTGCAACGTCAGCGGTCGATCAACAACGCCGCTGGCGGCTTTACCCAGGCCGGGGCGTTTGGCGGATCTCGGCAAGGCGTCGCCGATAGCCTGACGAACGAGGCGTTTCTGCGCGAAAGCGGCAACCTGTCGGCTGCGATGCGGGCGCAAGGGTTCAACACGGCGGCGGGCCTGTCGGGTCAAGATGTTGGCAACCGTCTGCAAGCGGGCATGGCGAACCAGGGCGCTGACATGTCCATTGCGGGGCAGAACGCCGGGTTCGCGCAACAGGCCAACCTCGCCAATCAAAACGCTCTGAACAGCCAACGGCAGTTTGATGCGGGCCTTACGCAACAGGCTGGGCTGGCCAATCAGGGCGCCGCCAACAGCCGCGAGGAGTTTAACGCGGGCCTTAGCGGGCAGTTCGGCCTTGCCAATCAAGCGGCGCTCAACAACCAAAACCAATTCAACGCCGGTCTTCTGCAACAGGCTGGGCTGGCTAATCAGGGCGCGGCTAACACGGCGGGGCAGTTCCGCGCGGATGCCGGAAACCGGGCCGCTGAGTTTGGGGCGGGGGCGTTCAATCAGGCGGCGCAGTTCGGAGCCGGGGCGCAGAACACGGCGGGTCTCGCCAATCAATCGGCGATGAACAATCAAGGGCAGTTTAACGCTGGCCTGTTGCAACAATCGGGCCTTGCCAATCAAAACGCTTTGAACAGCCGCGACGAGTTCAACACCGGACTGGCGCAACAGGCTGGCCTCGCCAATCAGGGCGCGATCAACAGCGGAAACCAGTTCAACGCCGGTCTGTTGCAACAGCTTGGCCTCGCCAACATGGACGCCAGCAACCAGGCGGCGCAATTCGGCGCGGGCGCTCAAAACACCGCAAGCCTTGCCAATCAATCCGCCCTGAACGCGCGCGATCAGTTCAACGCCGGGCTTGGTCAGGACATGGCGATGGCCAACCTGTCGGCGGGCAACCGTGCGGCGGAGTTCGGGGCCGGGGCGTTCAATCAAGCGGCTGGCCAGAACGCTGCGGCGGCCAATTCCCGGCAGGAGTTCAACGCCGGGCTGTTGCAGAGCGCCGGGCAGTTCAACGCCGGTCAGATGGCGGACGCGGCCCGGTTCGGGGCGGATGCGCGCAACACGGCGGCCAATGCCAACGCCACGCTTGCACAACAGGCGGCGCTCGCCAACGCAAACAACTTCCTGCAAAACAACTCGCAGAACCTCCAGGCGGCGGGCTTGCTCGGCAACATCGGCCAGCAACAGCAGGGCATGAACCTGAACGCGGTCAACGCGCTGAACGCCTTCGGCTCGCAGGCTCAACAGCTTGATCAGGCCAGCCTTGACCGGCTGTATCAGCAATACCTGTTGCAACAGCAGTACGGCCAGAACCAGATTGCACAGACGCAAGGGCTGCTGGGCACCATTCCGGCGCTGTACGCGGGGGCCTCAACCCAAGGGACGCAGGTCAATTCGCAGGCTCCGGCCCAGATCATTGGGCAGGCGCTGCAAACCGCTGCGATGGTCGCGGCGTCTGACATTCGGGTCAAAACCGACATCCAGCCCATCGGCAAGCGCGGCGAACACAACTGGTATCGCTACCGCTACGTCTGGGATGAGCCCGGCACGGTTCGGGAGGGCGTGATGGCGCAAGAGGTCATGCACACCGGGGCCGTGAGCGTGCATCCGTCCGGTTATCTCACGGTCAATTACGGGGCGCTGTGATGAACTTAAGAAACATCCTGTCGGGCTTCATGCCGCAGCAAAATCAACCGCAGGCCCCCGGCGTTCCGCCGCGTGTGGACCCGTCCGGCGGCAAGCGCGTGCCCAAACGCTCGTGGCAAGACAAGGCGTACATCATCGGCGCTGGATTGCAGGACATGGGCGGGGGTCAGGGGAACCTTGACGCCGCCCGCAAGATGTTTGCCGAGCGCGGCGAGCAAGAGCGCATTGGCCAGATCCGGGACAACCTGCCGCCGGAGCAACAGGCGCTGTTCGACGTTTCGAAGGAGGCGTGGGCGAGAAGCTACGGGATGCCGCAAGAGGCGCCGCAACTGCAATTCATCAATCGCGGCAGGGGCGCCTACGATATCACCGACCCCCGCACGGGTGAGGTGGTGCGGAGCCAAGGGCCGTTTGAGGCCGCGCCAGGGCCGGTAGAGCGGCCCCGCGAGCGCGGGCCTGACGGCATTTACGAACTGCAAGACGACGGCCAGTGGAAGAAGGTCGCTAACTTTGGCGCCGCCCCCAAGGTTTTCGCCCCCCCGCGTGTCAGCGGTGGTCGCGGTGGTAGTGGCGGTAGTGGCGCCAAACTTCCCTCCGGCTTTATTCTGGATGGCAACTGATGGAATTTCGTGAAGGCCAGACGGCCACCAATCCCAAGACGGGGCAAAAGCTCAAGTACGAGGGCGGTTTTTGGGTTGCGGTTCCGGGTACGGGGCCAAACTCCAAAGCCGTTCCGTCTAATGAGTTTGCGCGCGAGCAAGACACGCTTAGGTCTTTGAGCGATCTCCGTGACCGGTCCACCTGGGACAACACCGGGACCATTGGCGGGTTGCTGAGCAATGTTCCGGGGTGGAACGCTTACAATTTTGCCGCTGATGTGGACACGCTGAAAGCGCGAAACGCATTTGGCGAACTTTCCGCTATGCGTCGCGCGTCGCCAACCGGCGGTGCGTTGGGCGGCATTGCGGTGCCCGAGCTTCAAATGCTTCAAGCCACGTCTGGCAACCTCGACCCGGCGCAAGGCGAAAAGCAGTTCGACAACAATCTCGACAGAGTGCGTCAAGCGGTCATCGCGCGGACGCCGGGGCTGACTGAAGACAACCCCTTCGACCTGTCAGGTGGGCAATCGCGCACGACGGTTCCAATCGGCGCCATGTACCGCGACCCGGAAGGCAACATCCGCCGCAACGACAACGGCGACGCGGGTAATCCGATCATTGTTCCGGTGCGGAAGCCGGTAGCGGCTTCGGTCGCTGCCACGGCTCCGCGCAAGCCCGCGCCTGCCAAGGCGGCCGGCCAACGGCGCATGCGTTACAATCCGCAAACCGGGGCCTTTGAATAATGCCGATTGAAATTGAAGGCCCTGACGGTGTTGTCTACGAGTTCCCGGACGGCACACCGCAGGCCACAATTGCCGGGGCCATGCGAAAGCGTTACCCGGCTCCCAAAACGGTTCCGCCGGTCAAGCCTAAAGGCCAAGGCAGCTACGCCTCGCCGTTCGACCTGTCGGGTGGCCAGTCGCGCACGGCCATCCCCAAGGGCTCATACTACCGCGATCCGAAGGGCAACATTCGCCTGAATGAGAATGCGGACGCGGGCAATCCCATTGTCACCGCGCCGCGTAAGACCGGCACGCGAGGCAAGGGTGTGCCGTTTTTGAACGAGGCGGCTGGGCTAGCGGCAAACTTTAACCGCCGGGCGGGCATCGGAGACGAGTTTACCGCCGGGCTGGGGACGGTCGCCGATCTTGTCACCGGCAAGGTAAGGCCGCGCGTCGTGGAAGGAGAGGCCCCTGTGGGGCTTTCGCCGTTGATGCGCGGTGTTGGCGATGCCTTTGCGCGCAATATGGATACTGTGCAGCGCGTTGAAGATGACGCCCGTGAGCGCCGACCGCTTGTCGCGGGAGCCGCCGGTGGACTTGGTACCACTGCAACCATCATGGTCCCAATGGGGGCTATGCCTGCCGCTGCAACGCGGATGGGAGCCGCAGCGCAGGGCGCGCTTGTCGGGGCCGCCCAAGGCTCTGTTATGGGCGCGCTGGATCGCGGCACTATGGCAGAGCGAGGCCAATCGGCCCTTACGGGTGGCCTCGTCGGCGGACTTACCGGCGGCGCGCTTGGCGGCGCATTGGGCGGCAAACGCATCCCCAAGCCGCCCGGGCCCAAGGCTGTTCCAAACGCTGACGATCTTCGCGTTCAAACGCGCGCCGCTTACAAAGCTGCTGATGATGCAGGCGTGACCTATGCCCCCCAAGCCTTGGACGATCTCGCCGACCGTATCACGGCCAAGGTCGGGGAGTTCCGCATTAATCCCGCGCGTCATCCAAAAGCCGCTTCTATGCTTGAGGACATCAACGGCCTACGCGGCGAGCCGATGACGCTGACGCAACTGGATCAGCTTCGCCAAATCGTCCGCCGAGACGTCGCCAACGCCCCGGATGAGGCCGAACGGTTCTTCGGTCAGAAAATGATCGAAGAAATAGACGATTTTATTGCCGGGTCGCCTATGGTCAACGCGGGCTCTGCTGACGATGCCGCGTCGCTTATCAACAACGCGCGCGACCTCAACACCCGGTTCCGCAAGGTGCAAAGCGTCGAAGATGCTACCGGGCGGGCCGTGCGTCGGGCAGGGTCAACGGGCTCTGGTGGCAACGAAGACAACGCCATTCGTCAGAACATCCGCGCGCTTCGTGAAAAGGGCGGCAACTTCTCCCCCGAGGAGATTGCGGCGATGGATGAAATCATCATGGGGACGCCGGGGCAAAACGCCCTGCGGCTGGTCGGCAAGTTGTCACCGCAAGGGTCGGGCCTCATGGCGGCGGGCAATCTCGGCGCTGCTGCGTGGGCCGGTCCCCTTGGCGCTGTTCCCGGCGCGGCTGGCATGGTGTCCAAGTTCGCCGCCGACCGGATCACTCGTCAGAAGGTGGATGATCTCTTGCGGCTGATGGCGCAGGGCGGGGCATCTTCCCAATCAGCGCAGCGCGAACTCGCGGGTCTTGCAGCATCTGATCCCGCCGTAGCTGCGCTGGTTCAGCGGCTTTCGCGGGCAGCAGGGTCCTACGGAGCAACCGCCAACCCTCCGCGAAAAGTTCCCGCACAAAGATAATGGCGAGGGCAACGCCCCACACCATGAAAAACGCTCCCGGCAGCCACTTGTTATTGGCCGCCATATAGCTCCCG